TGTATAAATATTGTTATGCCTAGTTATAGTGTAGAAAACGTATCAAATAATTCTAAAAGAGCAAATAGAATCTATAAAGATTTAGATTTAGATTTTGGTAGAAACACTGTAACAAATGATGTAAATAAATTGACTGATGTTGAGGCAGTTAAAAGAAGTGTTAGAAACTTAATTCAAACTAATCACTTTGAAAGACCATTCCACCCAGAGATTGGTGGTAATGTAAGAGCATTATTATTTGAACCAGTTACACCATTGACTGCTCTTAATCTACAAAGAAAGATAGAAGAAGTTTTAAATAACTTTGAACCAAGAATTAAACTAGCACAGATTTTAGCAAGACCAGATATTGATAGAAATAGATATGCAGTTCAAATTAGTTTTTATGTAATTGGTGTTCCTAATCCAGTTACAGTAGAAACATTTTTAGAAAGATTAAGATAAGATGGCAAGTAATAAATTAGAAGTTTCAGAATTAGATTTTGATAATATAAAAAGTAATCTAAAAACATTTTTACAAAATCAATCAGAGTTCCAAGATTATGATTTTGAAGGTTCTGGTTTTGCTGTTCTTTTAGATGTACTTGCATATAATACTCACTATCTAGGTTTCAATGCCAATATGTTAGCAAATGAAATGTACCTAGACAGTGCTGACATCAGAAAAAATATAGTTTCACTAGCGAAGATGTTAGGTTACACACCAACATCACCAAAATCTCCAACAGCAGCAATAGATATTTTAATTAACAACGCAAGTGGTTCTTCTGTTACTATGGCGAAAGGCACAACGTTTACAACTACAGTTGATGGAACAACTTATCAGTTTGTAACAAATGCTTCTCATACAATTACACCAAGTTCAGGTGTTTACAATTTTTCAAGCATACCAATTTACGAAGGTACATTAGTTACATTTAAATATACAGCAGATAGTTCTGATCCAGATCAAAGATTTATTATTCCAAGTGTTAATGCTGATACATCAACTTTAAAAGTACAAATACAAAATTCAGTTTCTGATACAACAACTGCAACTTGGACAAAAGCCACAGGATTTACTTCTTTAGATAATACTTCAAAAGTTTATTTTTTACAAGAAGGTGAAGACGGTAAGTTTGAAGTTTATTTTGGTGATGGTGTTGTAGGTAAATCTTTAGATGATGGTAATATTGTAATATTAGAATATATTGTTTCTAACAAGGCAGAGGCAAATGGTGCTTCTACATTTACACTTTCAGGAAGTGTTGGTGGATTTACAAATGTTTCTATCACAACAGTTTCAAGTGCTCAAGGTGGCGCAGAGGCTCAAACAAAAGAGTCAATTAGATATAACGCACCATTACAATACGCAAGACAAGATAGAGCAGTGACTACTTCTGATTATGAAACATTAGTACAAGAATTATATCCAAATGCTCAATCAGTTTCAGCGTGGGGTGGTGAAGATGATGAAACACCTGTTTATGGTGTAGTAAAAATTGCTATTAAGGCAGCGTCAGGTGCAACTTTAACAGATACTACAAAAGAAAGTATTATTGCTCAATTACAAAAATATAATGTTGCTTCTGTAAGACCAGAGATTGTTGATCCTGAAACTACTTCAATCATTATTACATCTAATATAAAATATGATGAAAGAGCAACAACAAAAACTTCTGACACTTTAAAATCAGATGTGATAACAACAATATCGAATTACAATACAGATACATTACAACAATTTGATGGTGTGTTTAGACATTCAAAAGTTACAGGTTTAATAGATGATGTTGATACAAGTATTCTATCAAATGTAACTAGTTTATTAATTAGAAAAACATTTACACCTACAATAAGTTCATCAACAAGATATGACATTTATTTTAGAAATGGTATATTCAATCCACATGCGGGCCACAAATCAGGTACTGGTGGTGTAATTAGTACATCTGGTTTCAAAGTACCAAATGATAATAATGTTTACTACCTTGATGATGATGGTAACGGAAATATTAGAAGATATTATTTTGTAGGTTCAGTTAGAACATATGTAAATACTACTCAAGGAACAGTTAATTACGCAACTGGTCAAATTACAATTAACTCATTAACAGTTGCGTCAATTGAAAATATACGAGGCGCTTCATCAACTGTTATTGAAGTAACTGTTGAACCAGCATCTTATGACATTGTTCCTGTAAGAGATCAGATTATAGATATTGATACTGCAAATTCAACAATCACAGTAGAGGCAGATACCTTTGTTGGTGGTTCTGCTGATGCTGGTGTAGGTTACACAACAACATCTAACTACTAATGGCAAAGTTCACAGACAAAATATCTAACCTGGTTAATCAACAGGTTCCAGAGTTCGTATTAGAACAACACCCTAAATTTTTAGAGTTCTTAAAAACGTATTATACGTTTATGGAGTCAGCCGAGTTAGATGTAACTTCGGTACAAACAACAGATGGTATTCAATTAGAAACCGAAACTGCTCAAGCAAATGAATTAATTTTAGATGGTTCTCGTATTGATACAGATAGAACACAATTAGATGCGGGTGATAAAATACTTTTAGAAAGTTCTACATATGGTAAGTTTACTAGAGGTGAAACAATTACAGGACAAACATCAAACGCAACGGCGACTGTACTTGCAGAAGATTTAGATAATAATAGACTTTTTATTTCAGCGCAAGATAAGTTTATAGATGGCGAATCAGTAGTTGGTGCTAGTTCAAACGCAACAGCGTTAATTAATAATTATAAACCTAATCCTGTAACAAATATACAAGAGTTATTAAACTTTAGAGATCCAGATAAAGCTATCTCTAACTTTTTAACAAAATTTAGAAATGAATTTTTAAATACATTACCTGAAAATTTAAATTCAGGTGTTAATAAAAGAAATCTTATTAAAAATGTAAGATCACTTTACAGAGCAAAAGGTACAAATAGAGGCCACGAATTATTTTTTAAACTATTATTTAACGAAGACTCTGAAACAATTTATCCTAGAGAACAAATGTTAAGAGCATCTGATGGTCAATGGGATACTCAATTAATAATGAGAGCTATACAATCAACAGCTCAATCATTAACTGGTGATACAGCAGATTTAGTTGGTAGAACAATTACAGGTGAAACATCAGGTGCTACAGCAATTATTGAAAATGTATTTAAATTTCAAGTGGGTGAAAATGTCGTTATTGAATTTATTTTAAATGAAGATACAATATCTGGTACTTTTCAAACAAGTGAAGTTATTAGAGGTACACAAACAGACGAAGATGATATTTTTATAAAGGGAACTATTACAGGTATTCCAAGTTCAACAACTCTTACAAATGATGGTACTTTATATACTGAAGGAGAAACAGTATCAATTACTGGTGGAGGAACAGGAGCTATCATAAATGTTGACGCTGTTGGTCGAGGTAGTTTAACAAATTTTTACATTGATGATGGTGGTTCAGGATATGAAATAGGTGATGATATTGATTTTGATGATACAGGTACAGGCGGTGGTTCTGCTAGAGCAAAAGTTTCAGTCGTTAATGGTGGATTTACACAAGAAGAATCTACATCTACTGAAGAAGATCATTTAGTTTTAGAAGATGAAACAACAAGAGGTGATCCTTATACCGGAAATAAATTAGTACAAGAATCTGGAACAGGTTCAGGTGACATAACTGATATTAGAATTGTTGACGCTGGTTCAAACTATCAATCATTACCAATTGTAACAGTTGATGATACAAACGGCTCAGGAGCTTCTATCTTTACATATGGTACGGAAATAGGAAGAATACAAGGTTTAAAAATTGTAGAGTCAGGTGCTGAACATCAACTATCTCCAAGTCCACCAACTTTAACATTAAGAAAAAAAGTTTTAGTTTTAGATTTATCAGGAAGTTTTTCAACATCCGAAACAGTTTCAGGAATTGCTTCTGATTCTACGGCTGTTACAGCGACAGTCGTTTCATTTGATAATGATAGAAATATTTTAACTTTAAGTGATTCTACAGGAACATTTGCTAGTAACACAACAATTACAGGTGATACAAGTGGAGCAACTGCTACTGTAAAAATAATAGATTTAGCAACAGCAACTTCCATAGTTGGTGCTACGGCAAATACGGCAGGCTCATTTTTAAATGAAGATGGTCACGTTTCAGAAACTACAATGAGAATACAAGATAGTTTATACTATCAGGACTTTTCATATGTTATTAAAGTTGGCCGAACAATTAATGACTGGAGAGATTCATTTAAAAACACAATGCACTCTGCTGGTTTTTATTTTACAGCACAAGTTAATATTCAAACACAACTTAATGCTCAATTAAGAAGCTTTACAACTGTAAATTCAGGTATTAATTTTGATGGCGTACAATTAATATTAAATACTTTATTTTCTACAATATTTGGTAGAAGATTAGGAACAGTAGATGATGGCACTACATTAAGAAGTAATCCAGAATTAGGTGTTGATCCAGATTTTTCAGATTCTACAATTACACCATTAAATAAATCTACTAGAGATTTAACTTTAAGTAGAAATTATAAAATAATTTTACCAGTTAAAGAAAAAACAAATATTAGAAATAATACTAAATCATTTGGTGTACCTGTAGCTGGTCCTACATTTAAAGGCATTGGAAAACTAATACTTGCTGATAATTATGCAAATCAAGTTCAAATACAAGAATTAAATAATTTAAGATTAGGCGGAACTTTAAACACAGATGTTGATGGAGAATTAAACAATTTATCTGATTTTAATTTTAATTTAAAAACAAGTTTTGCTATACCATCCGAAATATGGCAAATATCAAGTGATAGTTTTGATGAAGATAGAGATACATTTGATATAGATACAATAACTTTTGATACTGTTTAAAAAATGATTATAAATATAAGTAAACAAGGATAAAAAGTGGCAAAACAAACAATTAATATCGGAACAACACCAAATGATGGAACAGGTTCTACTATACGAGCCGGTGGTGATATAGCAAACGATAATTTTGATGAAATATATAGTTTTTTAGGTGGAAATACTTTACCTTCTACTACAAAAATAACTACAAGAACACCAGCAAATACGGGACAAAGTGGTGATGTTGCTGGACTTGTTGTACAAGATGGAACATATCTATATGTGTGTACAGGAACATATGATGGTTCTACAATTATATGGAAAAGAATTACTTTAAGTTCTTATTAGTAATATAAATATGTAAAAGGGAATAATAAAAAATGCCAGCAATTATAACAAACAAATTTAGAATCCATAACCAGGAACAATTTGTTGAATCTTTTTCAGAAGCTTCACCAAATGTGTACTATATGGGTATTGGTAGACCACAAGCGTGGGCTACTTCTACAAGAGGTGACAGCCGTACTCAATACGAAGGCACAGATATCTCTCCATTAACACCTGTTGATTCCATATCACAAGAATTTCATACATTTGACGATCTTTTAGCTGCTAAAAGAGTTACAAGTTCAGACGTTTCAATAGTTATTCCTAGAAGAAACTGGACATCAGGAACAGTATATGACTATTACAGACACGATTATGGTCATTATGTAACAGGTTCAACTTCAAGTGTTATTACAGCAGATAGTGGTGCTACAGCTTTATATGACGCTACTTTTTATGTTTTAACAGATGATAATAATGTTTACAAATGTTTAGACAACAATGGTGGTGTTGCTTCAACTGTTAAACCTACAGGCACATCAAACTCAATTTTAACTACATCACCTGATGGTTACAAGTGGAAATATATGTACAGTTTATCAGCTGCTCAACAAACAAATTTCTTATCAACAGATTTTATGGCTGTTGCTACAAACTCAACAATAAGAGATGCAAACACAGACGGTGCCATAGACATAGTAAAAATTAAAACTGCTGGTTCAGGTGGTACAGACGGTACACACACAGGTATTGCTATAAGAGGTGATGGTTCATCTGGAACAGTTTCAGTTACAGTTGCTTCAGGAGTGGTAACAGCAGTAACAGTAACAGCTGGCGGTTCAGGTTACACTTATGGTTATATTAGAAACGCTGACATTGTTACAGCAGGTGCTACAGGTTTAAGTGGTGCTGAATTAGATGTAATTATAGGTCCAAAAGGCGGCCACGGTGAAAATGCTATTACAGAATTAGGTGGTTTCTTTGTAATGTTAAATACAAACTTTGAGGGCGCTGAAACATCAAACACAGGCGACTTTACAACGGCAAATGATTTTAGACGTGTGACATTAATGAGAGATATTGAATCAGCAAGTTCAGCCGCTACAGCAACAACTTTAAGAGGAACAAAAGCAGTTCTAGTAACATCACCATCTGGTGACTTTACCGTTGATGAAGAAATCAATCAAGCAACAACAGGTGCTGTAGGTAAAGTTGTAGAATGGGATAGTTCAAACAATATTTTATATTATATACAAACTAGATTTAATGATGAGGGATTAGATAGTGATGGTAACTTAACGGCCTTTTCTGGTACAAACACGATTACAGGCCAAAGTTCAAGTGTTACAGCAACACCTTCAAGTTCAACAACAACTGTTGATAGTGTGTCATTTACTAGTGGTTATAATTCTGGTGAGATTGACGCTGATACTGGTGATGTTCTATATATTGAAAACAGATCACCAATTACAAGAGCTTCAGATCAAACTGAAAATGTTAAATTGATAATTGAATTTTAGAGGGAAATAAATGCCAAGTCCAACAGACTTTAACCTCTCGCCTTATTATGATGACTTTACTGAGTCAAAAAAGTTTCATAGAATACTTTTTAGACCGTCATTTGCAGTTCAAGCGAGAGAATTAACACAGTCACAAACACAATTACAAAACCAGATTGAAAGAGTATCTGATCACCTTTTTGATAAAGGTGCTATGATTATCCCTGGTGAAATTGGTTATGACTTGGAATATTACGCTGTTAAATTAACAAGTTTGGGTAGTGGTAATACTCTAGCGCAATTTACAGTTGGAACAGTTTTAACAGGTGGTACTTCAGGCGTTACTGCTGAAATTATTAATTCAGTAGCGACAGATGGTACTGATCCAGATACTCTATATGTAA